GACCACCCTGCGCCATGTGCTTCTTCGCTTGATCAGCGCGCATGAACTCGCGGGCTACCTTCACGCTGGGTAGGTGCTTCCGTTTGTTGGGCTTCCACCCGTGCGCTACCGCGCGCATGAACTTGGCCTGCTTCGGTGTCTTCGATGGCATGGCTGCTCGCCCTCCTCGTGCAAAGCGTACGAGCCCGCCTTGCGATTCCATGTGTTTGACGTCGATGTCTTCTTCACTGAACGTGACGTAGTTGCGGGTACCTTCGCCAGCACTCCGACTGAAGCGATCGAGGTACCTGATGCCGGGGACACCATGCTTGCGCAACGTCTGCGACGCTTGGATCTTGTCGCCGGATGGCATCAGGTACTGTAACGCCTGTTGCCCAGTGGCCGTCTGCAGCACCTCCTGGATCTTCGCTCGGGGCCACTTGTGTTCGATCATCCCCTTCATGACCGCAGTGCGCACATCTTTCGGCTGCTCACGCAACGGCGTATCCCAATCGAGCATGTGATCCTCGTGCGGGATCTCCCAGGTGTACAGCCGCCCGGTCGGTTTGAGCTTCACCTCCGCGCCTTCGTCCCACAGCTTCTGCAGATAGTCACGCGCGTCGTACAGGTCGAGTGCCTTGTGGTTGAACTTTGATCGCTGATCTAGCGCTGGCGTGTTGTCGACGATCTTGAGCGTGTTCGGAATTGCGTAGTTCTCGATCTCATCGAGCGCGTTGGTGACACTGCCCCCGTGCCTTTGCAGGTACTGACGTGCCGTGCCAGGGATGTTGTTCAACGGCTTCTCATTGAGATGCAGTTCGTGCCCACCCAGGTTGTCCCGATACTCTGTGGCGACCATGGGCTCTTCACTGGCGTAGTGCCCGTGCCCGAATGCTGCGGCTCCTTCGCCCGTGCCGATGTACTCGTCGCGAACTTGCGCGTACGTGTGCGGCGATCCGTGGTACGCGGTCATGCGACGACCTGGGAACATGACGCTGAGCGCACCCGTGGTGAGTGCACCCGTTGCAGGGGCACCTACTTGGCCGAGCGTCTTGCCGGGTAACTCTGCGAGCCGGTTTATCGGTTCAGTGGCAGCACCCAAAGCAGCCATCCCCGCTTCGCCTTGCACAGTGCGTGGCTCGTAGGTCATCTCGCTTTGCAGGCGCTGCACTACCTCAGCTGCAGCCTTCGGGTCTCGCTTCGCCAACAGCGATAACAAACCACCGATGCCAGCAACAGGCGCAGCAGCAGCACCCGTGAGGACAGTGGCAGCAGGCTCAGAGAGAGCGCGCCACCATTCACCCGTTGGCTGTTCCTTACGGTTCGACTTGCCCGGTTCGGCCATCGATGGTCACGCTGTCGGGTTTCGGTTGGATCAACGCGAGGATGCTCGCCATTACTTCGAGCTTCGTCTCGTCGCGCAGACCAATCGGTGCGTTGTCGTTGGTACCGCCGTTGACGCCGATCTGCTGGCGATCCTTCCAATGCTCACGAGCACGGTTGGTCATCCAGAACTTGATCGACGGGAGGTCAGGCTTGTAGTGCTTGATGGTATCAGCGCGCACGATCGCACCGTCCCACTGGAACACCTTCTCTTCGTCATGCGAGTAGCCAACGGCTGACTGGTACAGCGCAGACATCACCGCTTGATCCGCGTCGGTGTAACCCTCTTCGAGGGCTTTCTTGAACAGGGGGTACTGTTTCTTCCACCGCGTGATCTCACGCTCCGAAATGTCGAAGATCTCCGACATCTCTTCTTCGGTGATGCCGCGCATCGCGATGGCGCGTACCTGCTCCAAATGGTTAGGCAGGAACAAACGATCACGCTCGGCGAGTAACCGCCCCGCTCTGTTTCGAATGGTCCGGCGTCGTACTGCTGGCATTTACGGTGCTGCTCCTTGGAGCATTTGAATGATTCGTGACGGAAGCTCGGCGAGTCCGGAGGTGCTCTCCTTGGCTCGACGCTTCAACTCAGACATCTTCTTTTGGCTTTCCGTCTTCAACATGTCCGGTGTGATCTCAGGGATGTCGACCTGGGGCAGGTCGTAGCGCTGCTGCCTCCACTGCTCAGCCCCTGCCACGATGGCTGGCCGGATCGCGTTCATGATCGCTTCCGTTGCTTCCGGATTGCCCTTGGCATGTGCAAGTCGGAGGAACTGGTTACGCATGACGTCACTCTCAACCGTGTGTGCCACAGCACTGGTAACCGCAAGAGTGCCGACGAGGGCATTCAACATCTCAGCCATGAGGGATACACCTGCCACTCCAGCGGAGGCTGCCATGCCGAGACCCTTGCCTGCCGTCTGCGCCTTCTGCGTGATCTTCAGGTATTCACGCGCACCCGCTAGCACCTCTTGATCACGCTCGCTGAATAGGATCCTGATTGATCTGCGAGCTTCAGGTGTGTCCATAAACGCAGCGAACTTGGTGGGATCCACCGATTGCGGTGCAGCGTCTGGTCGCCACTTCCCCGCCTCCAACGCTTTCGACATGAATCGTTGGCGCACAGCTCGCCGGCCATCCGGTGTGAGCTTCCCGAACAACTCTCGCATGAGGACAGGTCTGTCGGAGTCAAGCAGCTTGTCCACGATGTCACCGTTGAGGTCACCGTTCGCTACGTGCTTGCGCAGCACCCGATCAGTGATCATGTCACTCTCACGTTTCCAGGCGCGCCCCAACTGATCTGTTGTGGGGTTCTTGTTCGCCCCCCAGAACCTCGCCCTGACCATGCGATCGACAAACGACTGCGCGATCTCCTGACCCAAGTCAGTATCGACGTCGATGTTGTACTCGTGTGCTAGCTCAGTCAGGGTGTCCGCACGCTGCGCTTGCTGCTTCACGCGAGTTGAACCCAAGCCGGTGAGAGGGATTCGCTCAGCCATCTTGAAGAAGATTTTCAGCGGTGGCGTCAGCTTCTCGAAGAGTGCGTCCGACGTTGCGATCTTCTTGCCGGTGTCTTCCGCGTACTGCAACGCTTGTGTGATCGTCGCCGGGGCGATTTCTTTGGCAGCCTCTTGAGTACTCTTGCCCCCCAACGAAGTTGGCAGGACATTCTTTGCTTCTTGCAAGGAACCTGGGAGCAGCTTCGTCGTTGCACCGACAACAGGCTTTGCGATGTACTCTGGTATCGCACCAGCAGCAGCGCTGAGGGCAACGTCTCCCGCGTTGAATTCGCCACCCGCCAGTGATTGCCCCGCTTGTAGCGCGCCTTCTGTTACACCGGACCCAACGGTCATCGTCCCTACAGCAGCTTTCGTAGCTTCATTCAGTGCTTTCTTCTTCGCCGTCTCGGTGATTGCTGTGCGTGCAGCCATCAGCGGCACAGCTGTAGCCCCAGCTGCGAGACCACCGATCGGTGTGAATGCTGACGCAAGGCCCAACGTCTGCAGGATATCCATGTAGCTGGCACCTGGACGATTGATAACCGCTTGCGCCCCATTGGCGTTGTTAGTTGCAATGAGGGCTCCGTCCGGTGCGTACGTGATACCAACGTCCGGGTTCTGTGCGGCCAGCATCTTCGCAATCTCAGCGGGATCTGACGTCGTCAGTATGGCAGCTGTCACGCCTGCGTTCTTCGCTGCGCCTCTCACACCTTCGGCAGGCGGAAGAAATTTCCGGGTGCCTAGCTGTGCAACCTCAGGCAGTTGGATGGATGCGCGCGACGTTCCGCGCTTCTCTGGGAAGGGAGTCTTCTCTTCTTCTTCCGCAGGCTGCTCATCCAACATCGCATACGGATCAAAGTCCGCATCGAACTCTGCATACGGATCCTCTTCAGCAGCCATCAGATTCCGACTCCTAATTTACGCAGCTCCACCTTCAGGTCATCTGAGATGTCGTAGCGTTTTTGGAACAGCTTCAGTTCTGCCGCCTTGTCGGGGGCCCGCCCGATGCGATCCAGGAAGATGTCAACAGCTGCAGTGGGGGGCACACGGCTCGGCCCGCCCCCACCGGTAGCCGATTGTTGCTTCCGGTAGGAGTCGATCTGGTTACGAGCATACTGCCCGTAGTTCTGGTCTTTGAGTTGGCCTGTCGATGTGTAGCCCCGCTCGATCACATTGTCGTAGGTCTTACTCATCTCATCGAGGACCTTCATGTTCGTGTCGACGTTCGCCGTCAACCGAGAATGCTGCTCTTCGATCTTCCGGTACTCGAAGTCCGTCTTACTACCCGTGAGCCTCAGCAGCTGATCCAGGATCGCGCCACCTACCTTGCTCTGCAGTGTGAGCAAGTCGACCCCTTCCGGAATCGTATCCTCCGTGATGCCGAAGTACTCTGTGAACTTGAGCAGGTCGGTCTTCAAGCCGCTCGTCTTGCCGCCGTTCGCTTTGATTTTTGCCAGGATGCGGTACGCATCTTTGATCTTCGGCGCGACTGCCATTGCGCCCACCGCAGCATCGATGTTTCTCAGGTGGGTGCCGGTAGCACCTTCCGCTTCTTCACGTGCGGTTGTCGTTCCAGAAACCGTCTCCGGGTTCGTCGATACCGCGACGTCAAGGACTTCTCCTTCAAGAGTGCTCAGCTTCGTTGTGACGTTGCCGCTGGGGTCCATCACAGAATCAACACGAACGACGTGATCCTTGGAGGGATCTAGCCCCAACTTCGCAGCCTGATCCCCGGACTTAACGATGCCGTTGTAACTCGGCAGCATTCGTGCGCGTGCTTGCGTTGCTTGGGTCGCTTCCTTTTCAGTGAGGTCGATGTCGCGCTCGGCATAACCCGCTTCTGCGTCGGCTTCCTGCTTGTTTATTTCCTGCAGGGCTTGCTGGCGATCCATATCACTCTTGTTCGTAAGCTCCTGTTGCTGACGGAGCAACCCGGCTGTGGTGCTGACTGACTCGCCGAAACCACCAGTCCGTGTCGGAGCCAACATACCCTGCGCAAGTGCCAGCCACTTCGACGACTTGTCCTGGGGATTCATTGCCATCAACGCGTCGCGTCCCACCTTCAATCGTTCGAGCGCTTTTTCGTACGTCATCTTGTTGAGGGCGCGCGATGCCTTCAATGACTCTTGCACGCTACCCGACGACACCGTGTTGTCGACGATCTCTTCCGCAGGGGTAGCCACTGCTTCAAGAGCACCCGTGCTCGCAGCCTCTTCCATGGCGTCTTCGTCGTACGGATCGATGCCTGCTACTTCAGCGAGGCCACCACTTTGGTACCGCCGTTTGCGTGCCATCAGTCCTCGTCCTCTAGTTTGATTGCACCCTGTGCATCCGTTGTTAGGTCACAGTGCGGATAGATCCAACGCGCCGCAGCTCGCAGTCCGGGTTGCTGTCGACCCCGACCTGTCAGCGAACGTGCCCAGTTCGATGCTCGCCCCAACATACTTTTCCCTGCTGCAGCTGCGCGAGCACCGATCCCCCGCAGCGCTTGTGCGAGACCCCCTAACGCATACTCATCAACTCCATCCGACGTCGCAACTTTCCCCCACGGGCGTAGCGCGCCAGCCCTCCGATCGCGTAGTCGTTCATGCCGCCGTAGTGCGCAGGGTGATCGACCATCGGTGCCGTTTGATCTTCGATGTACTGGCCCGTCTCGTTGTCGATGTAGCCACCCTCCGCTGCACGGACCCCACCACCACGTGCTTCCTTGAGACCTTTGTACACGCCGTATGCACCCGCGATCTGCGATAGACCTGACGGCTGGTAGATCGATGCGGGACCCACTTCGGTGGTGGTCTTCGTGCCGCCGATCGCTGATGCGGGCAGCCCCCGAATGATGTCCGACATGAAACCAACTCGTCTAAGGGGCAGGTCGCGTTGCTCCTGGAAGTCTCCGTACGCGAGATCAAGACTGCGCTGACCCTGCTGTTGCCGTGCGTTGCCAATGGCTTCGAGCGATGCTGCATCGATAGCACCGAGCTTCGACGCCTCCTCTCCCATCTGGCCAAGTTGGTTGGCCCCTTGGATCTGCGCATTCGCACCGAGGATTCCAAGCTGACCCGTCGCTTGTTCGAGCCCCCCCGCCGTCTGTGCAAGCGTTGCGGAACGTCCCCGGTCAGCACCATAGATGTCTGCCGCCTGCCCATACGCCTGACCAAGCGTGGCGAGGCGCTGTTCTTCCAAGTTCTCCTGGATGTCACGCACGCCCCTGACACCGATGTCTTCCATTGAACCGAAGCCACCGCGTGAGCCGTACTGCCCTGCCCCTGCGAACGTCCGTTGGAGCTGCGGCAGGAACCTCTCCGACAGCGTGCGATTTGCCAGGCTCTCTTGCCGATTGAGCACGTTCTGAACGTACGGGTTCATGTACGCTTCGACGTTGCCAGGATCAGTAAAGCTACCCGATGCATCGTCGAGGTATGGCTGCGCTGCGCCACGTACGTCGGTCCTGCCAGCACGCGCTGCTTGCTCTAGTCCACCAGCAGTAGCCTCAGCACCCGCTTCGAGGTACGGCTGATACGCACCCACGTTCTGCTCGGCTAACCCGAACGCCTGCTCCTGCTCCGGAGAGAAGCCTGCGATGCGCGGGCCTTCGTACGGTTGGAACGGCTCAGCTGCAGCGGCGTTCGCGCGTGCGATCAGTCCCTGCGTATAGTCGGACATCCACTTGGGGACGTTCTCGACTGTCTGCCCGTAGGTTGTGACCGACTTTGGGGGTTGCCCCTCAAACAAAAAGTCAGTGATGCTGGACATCTACGCTCTCCCTGCTGCGATCCGTGATCGCCGCAATGCGGCATTCCCCATGTACTTCATCGGCGCTTTCGCCTTGTGCGTGAACTCCCCTTTCGCGAGCTTCTTGGCTTTGTGCTGACGGATGGCTTTTCGCATCTCATCAAGTCTTCGGGCACCGGCAGAACCGGACCCATCGCCGAGCAGTGCGACAGTTTCAGCGTCCACGACGTACTCGCCGTCAGATAGTTTTGCATCAATATCATCGGACCTCCCGGTGCCCGGTCCCTGCACTAATGCACCATGTGCCGCTCGCTTCGGTGCGGCTTGCGGCGGAATCATCTCGTTAGTCGTGGGGTTGAACGTCCACCCCTGCTTCGTCAACGCTTGTCGCTGCATCGCACCCGTGTTACCGGGCGGCAGGATGATGGAACCACCGCCCACAGCGCCAGCTCCCGTTGCAGCCGCCAGCCCACCCGGAGGTTGTGCAACCGCTTCGGGGCCAAGGAACAGACGCTGACCTGTCTGTGCCGCACCGGGCTGACCGTACGTGTAATACGCCGCTGCACTCAACGGACTCATCCGTTGTCGGTTCAACTCGTACTGGGGCAACGGGGTATCGAAGCCCTCAGGCGTTGACGGTGGTTGACCTTCCTCGTAGCTGCGGCCTGCACCCCCCACCACACCCGCTGCCATGAGACCCGGCAGAAGGTACTGCGACATGTCTCCTTTCGCTGCCGGTGTGATGGCTTGCTGTGCAGTGCCAGCCGTACCAGCAGCAGGTGGGGTATATCCCGCCCCACCCAAACCGGGTAGGGGACCCGCTGACAGATCCGGAGAGGGGACTTCTAATCCGGTTGCAGCGAGATCGAGTCCACCCGTCGGAGCTTTATCCAACCCGAGTGCTGAACGCCCAGCACTCGCGAGGTTCTGTTGCATAGGCCGCACGATAGCTGCGTTGAGGCCACCCTCAAGGGCACCTTCAGCGAAGTCGCCGCCCGACAACGAGCTGCCTGCACCTTGCAGCAGCGAACTACCAACAACGTCCCCCATCGTCCCAGAGAGGCCGAGCTTCGCTCCCGCTGCTGAACCCAACCCCCCCGCAATGCCACCGGAGAGTGCTCCCGGAAGAAGGCCTTCTCTGCCTTCGGCGATGGCACCCATACCCGCACCGAGAGCTGCGTTACCAACGATGGCTGCGGTGGTGCTGCCTGCTGCGGCACCCAGCGCTGCGCCAATCGCTGGCGCTGCCCACGGAGCAAAAATTGAGAGTGCGATCGGTGCGACGGTTTGGAAGATTGGGGATCTGAAGACCTTCTTGACGGCTCCCTTCACTTTCTTCCACGCCTTGCTGAGGAAGCCATACTCGGGGATGCCCGTCTTCGGATTGATCTCGGGCTTGCCCCACAGCTTCGTCAATGCGTCGTACTCATCGGGCGCAAGGTGCAGCAGCATCGAGTCATCGCCACGACCCGCACGTCGAGTTGTCTGTGCTGCCGCGAGTGCACCGCCACGTGCTTTGTGCACTAGGCCTCCCGTGCAATACAGGCGGATCTGCTGCGCGTTCTTCTTCGTAGCACCTTGGTTCGTCGCGAGACGCTGTGCTGCTTGCGTGAAGAGCAGCTCGGGCGCACCAGGAACCAATTCAATCTGCTGCGCAGCTTTCACCGTGGTTGCGTCAGCACCACGACTTGCGAGCATTTGTGCCAACCCACCCTGTGTCTTCATTCCCTACCCCGAGAATTCTGTTGTTGAGTACAGTCGCATCACCCAATCACGCCAATCATCATAGTCGTATGGATCAGGTGGGACCTCACCTGTCCGCGTTGCTTGCAGAAACACCGCACGAGCCCATCGCTGCCAGTCCTCGGGGTTGTCCAAGCGAGGAAAATTTGCCGTCTGCTCTTCGAGCAATGGGGTCATCTGGTCAGCCCACTCGACGACATCGGAAAAGCCTTGTGGCAGCAAGATCGTCACGACTCAATCCGCCCGTCAGCAGGTTCAACGTGCGCGTACGTGTCGCCGTATTCGTAGTTGCCACCTGCAACGTTTGATTCAAACCGGAAGCTCATGAGGCGACGGATCTCTTTCACCTTGATCGTCTCGTCTGTCGGGTCAGTGGGCACCGCTGGAAACGTCTTGATGGGCCCTAGGGTTACAGGTGCCTTCGCATTCGCTCGACCGCTCACCTGCATCGTCATGTCACCTGCCTGAACGAAGTCAGGCTCAACACGACCCACGTGCATTGACTTCGAACTCTGCCCTTGCTCAAGCATCGACAGTTCGTGTGTTTCGAAGTACGACTGAATCGCAGTAGCGCTTGCCCCGCTGGACTTGTCGTAACCCACTTCGTGTTGCCACAGCGAACGCCCGGTCCCGGTAACGACGTTGTCCACCATGAAGGGAAGCTCGTACACGTCAGCGAAGACACCCGCCGTACGCCCCGGAGTGACTCCGTTAGAGTCGGGCAACTCGGTGTCGTACCAGGAGTTCTCCCGCACGTTGTAGATGATCGCATGCGTGCATTCGGTTGCAGTGCCACGGGGATAGCACCACCAAATCTCCCCATAGCGTGGGATCTTGATGCCAAACACCTTCTGCCGCTGCGCGAAATTCAAGTTATCGAAGAACCAGTTCTGATTCATGTTGTTGGGGATTTCACGCAGCACGCCATTGAACATCAACCAACGATCGACACCCGGCCAGTAGTAGATCCCGTCGTACTCAACCACACCTTGCGAGCTGAGAATGGAGGTGTCCCCCGCGATGATGTCGAATGCGAAATCTGGGGGACCCCCAGCCTGGAATGTTCCACGGATCAATGCATTCAATGCCCAGAACAACACGCCAGGGCCAGTGCCTGAACCGCGCAATGCCATCCCAGCGACGATCTTCTGTGTACCTATGTTGAACTCAACCGGTAGGAGCGTCAGATCATTGATCTGCGATTGACGAATGACGCCATTGCTACCGAACGTGAACAGGTATTGCCCGCTGACGCAGATGCCACCGCTCACAGGGTTGGTGTTCCACGCTGCATTGAGACCCACTACGGTAAGCACCGCCGCTGCAGTGACGACACCGATGTAGATGTTCGCTCCGATCGAGTTGTCGATGTTGGCTACATTCTGTGCAGCGTGCGCGACGAGTAACGTCTGCGCCGCACCGGATGTGTCCGCGAAGATCGCGAACTGCCACAGGTTGCCGACGCTGGTGACAAAGGCCGCAGGTGTGCGGTCGCTGAACGCGACGAGTGTTCCGCCCGAAACTTGATACTGACCTACTGTGTTGGGATGCCCGATGTGCAGGTACTGCGTATTGTCCTGCGAGAAGCTCGTCATGCCTCGCGCGATCTCGGGCACCGTGTCAGTGACCAGTTGAAAGCCACCAATCTTCCGTGGCTTGCCACGTTGGAATCGACACCACTGCACGTCGATGTAGTTGTCGCCCTCGAAGCGAGTGCCGTCGCGCTTACAGCCCGGTTTCGATCCGATGAGGATGGGTTGCTCAGCCATTACGCTACCCGAGTGACCTTCATCCACGACCCTTCGTTCAGCCGCGTGTTTGTCGCGTTACTAGTCCCCTGTGCCCATTGAAGGTCCACAGCGGTGTTAGCAACGTAATCTGCTTGCGTAATGATGCCTATTTTGAACTCCACGACTTCAGCAATTGCCGCGCCATCAAAGGTGGCCTTAGTCTGCGACCCTGCCGATGCTACGGGCGTTACTAACGATTCCGTGGTCCCCCCTGTCTGATAAGAAAAAAGGCTGCCGTTGAGGGTGTCCAAATTCCCAAGCTGACCATTGAAATCGAGGGCCCACCTAAACCCGTTGGCAGTAGCTCCTTGTCCGTCAAATACCAGAACCCCTTCGATGATGTATTGCGCACTAGGCTGCAGGGGGATTCCAGCAAGATCGGGGTCGTCAGCAAGCGTGATAGTAGTGTTTCGATTGGTGTCTGTAGCTTTGACGATCCCCTGAAGGATGCCGGACAACTTCAGCGGAGTGACCATTCGAGCATCGTCGGTCCCCGCAGCAGTCTCTACTAGCGTGGCAATCTCCGCTACGCCCGATGCACCTTCCGAAGCAGCGCCGACAACCAACGTACGATCAGCACTGAGATCGCCACCCCCACCGAGAGGCGCAGCGGTGTTGATCAGACGCCCCACAGGGGGTACTTGCAGGTTGGTCTGGGCCCCACCAACCGTCGTAGCTCCTGTGCCCCCTTGCCCAACTGTTAGAGGAAGCGTGACCGAAGACGAGCTGTTGGCATTCAGGACGTTTGTGCCGTCACAGAACAGAGTTGCCGTTTGCCCTTGTACGACTACAGGTGGCCCAACCTGAGCCAACGTCGAGATCGTCAACGTGAACGCACCCGTCGTCTGGTTGTCGACCCAGTACTGCTGCGTCGTAGCAGGCACAACGATGCGTCGGTTACCCGTCAGCAGACCGGTGAATCGATACGAGATGCGATTCAGGTTCGCGCCTGACAGGGTGAAGTCACCCGTTCCAGCCACAGGGATCGAAACGAAGTCGAACGCGATGCTCGAACCTGCGCTCAACCCGACGGTGAAGAAGTTGGTGCCATCCGTGAAGATGAAGCACGAATCGTCGGGATCCATGCTGATGCTTGCAGCGCTGTTGATAGTGCCTGAAGGCGGCACTACCGACAGCGTGCCGGTCCCGGAGTTACGCAGCATGAAGAACCAATCAGCACCCACGGTGCCGGGAGTGGGCAAGTTGCACACGCCTGCGCCTGCGGTATAGATCAGGCACCTCGCACGGTCGCCATCGACTACGGTGAACGGTGTCGCAGCTTCAACATCAGCATCTATCTTCTGATTGAGCGTCGTACTGATCGCCTTGATGCCCGCACCCGCTAACGCCCCAGCAGAGGCGACAGAGACTGATGCACCCATCTGGAAGGTCAGCCATGTACCAGCAAGCGTCGTGTTACTCGTGAGCACCAGGACCCATTGAGCGCCAGGGGCCACTGCTTGGATGGTGCCCCCCGCAGCGTCACGCACGGTGAAGGTGTTCGCACCTACGTTGTTGAACGTTGTCTTGTTGCCTGTCGCTGCGACCAACGCAGAAGGCATGTCAATAGTGAGACCCCCTGCTGTCGCATTGACGTTGATGAAATCTGCGACTACTAGATCCCCGGTGATCTGCTGTTCCGTGGGCCATTGAAGTACCGCGCTAACAGCGGTCGTGATCGCAATGAAGCTCAGCTGCGACGGAAAAATCAGCGAACCACCGAACACACTTGTGTAAGGCATCAGACGTTCTCCCTCGTGACCTGTCGGTCAATGATGCGTTTAACGTCCTGCGCTTCAAGGATTGCAACGTCACGGTCATAGAGGCCTTGCCACACGGGGATGCGTTCGTCGTTCTTCAAGAACGGCGCCGCCTGCAAGAGCGCTCCGTGTAGCAATGCGTTTGGTGCAAAGTCAGTAGTCCAGTTGGTCTGGTTCACCACATCGAGCAATGCGGGCATCTGCCAATAGTTCACCTCGAACGGGTAAGCAGCGTCGGGTGTCGGCGCGATGAGCCAGTTGTAATAACCGTAGTCCGAATAGAACTTCGGCAGACTGGTCAGATCTTCGTCGGGCCAATACGTCCGACAGTATTCATACGAACGAAGAAACAGAGGGGTGCGTACCTGCGTAACGCCCACGCCAAAGTTAATTGAGATTGTTGCACGCCACCGATCGGGTTTCGCGATTACACTCGCACCAATCCCCATAGTGTCAGTAACGACCTCGACGAACCCCAGTAGCTTGAGAGCGTTGGCGAGATCCCGCTCGGCGAGATTGATCAGACTCGGCAGCTGGTCGTACACCGTTTCATCAACGACAGTCCCGCGTTCCAAATAGGCCCGCAGGTCATTCAGCAGCGAGTCGAACGTCATCGAGACAGCCATCTACTTACTCCGGGTCGGTCTTCTTCGCTGCCCTCTCCTGCTCGACTTCCGCTTCGAGTTCAGGTTTCAACGCTTGCAGCTGTTCGTGAGCAGCGTTCTGCCGTGCAACGAGGGTGGCCCACTCCGACGGCGTAGGACCGCGATTTTCGTCCTTCATCGATTGAACCATGTGTGCCAGTTCGATCAGGCCCTTCTCGCCTTCCTTCCCCGCCATGATCAGGGAGGCAAGCATGCCAAGGATCGACGCTGCTTGGTCGAATTTCACCGAGCTGCCACCCCCCAACGCAGGGTTGTGCAGCACGACGCCGAGACTTTGAACGGTCAACAAGATCAGTGAGATTGGGTCCATTTACTTTCTCGCTCCTTCTACGGCTGCTTTGAGGGCATTGATCGTGGGGGATGCATCGGTGATCCACCGATTCAGATTGGTGAGTGCAATCGTGTAGCGCTCCTGTGGACTAGTGCCTACCGCCACCTCCTTCGCGATGGCTACTGCTTGGTCGTACGCTGCCTTGAGTGCGTCAGCTGACGGCTTCGCTGCTCCCTCAGCGTTAACCAAACCCAGTCGAACACTCGCAGGGATCGTTGGAGTTGCTGCCAAGATCGCAGCCTGCTCGGAGAACACCACGTAGGTGCCATAGATCGCGAACGCCTTCTGCTCTGCCGTTTCCGCTACGGCCACTGGATTCGGCGTCTGACATGCGGCAGCTAACAACGCGAATAAGGCGCACAGGAGGAGGAGTCTGGAATCAAACTTTCTGATCATCGGCGTCACCTGTGGATTGGGAAGTGATTGTGGTCGTGGTGCTATGGGGTGGGAGAGGTGTCCCCGTTGCGATATCGCGTATCACAGCGGTGGTGTCCGCAGTCCCCTTCGTGGTGCCGAACCACCACTGCTGCGAATTCGAGTGTTGGTTCACCAGCGCGCCGACGACCGAAGCGAACAGCGCGATCATTGCTTGATTGCTTAGTACGTGGTCGGCTGGCTGAAACACCATGATGAACATGATGGCTCCAAGGCCGAGAACAATCAGCGCAACGTTGACCAGCGTCAGGTTGTAGCGTTTCTGTAGGCTATTGTCATCGATGCCAGACATCAGGCAGTCCCCCGCGCGCCCCCGATTGAGGCGATTGTTAATTGGTGAGTTCCTTCCTGGAGCTCAGTCCTAAGGAGTTGAATGGCTCCAGTGCTTCCTAGAACAGCGCGTTCCCTCTTGCCAGTTCTCGGGTTCAACATGATCCCGCGAGACATTCCAACGGCAATGCATCCAACGACGTCATCAGCGTAATTACCCGTATGGATTAGACAAAGATACCGACCGATCCCCGCTGGCCGATCGGTCTCGCGCATATAGACGCCAAGGGTAGGAGCCTCCAGAATGAAGCAGCTCTGGTTGTTCGTCGCGCGGACCCAGGGGCGGAGTCGATACGTTCCATCAGGAACACAAGACTCGAAAGGCTTCCCCCCAACGTTGACAAACGGGACCCAGGGTTTCTCTATCGTAGCCAGTCGATGACTTGCCACGTACAGAACGCCCTCAGTCTCCGTGGGGGCATAGCTGAAGCGAACCAGAGTAAGGTTCACCGCTGGAGCGTCCTGTCGTTGTGCATGGCAGCCTTTTGGCTCGTCCGAACTTCCCCACGCAATTCCATGATCGCCAGAGCCAGGTTTCCCAAAGCCTCATAGGTCTTGACTGACATTTTCTCCAAACTTTCTCGATCCAACCGCAGTTCAGTGGCAAACAGAACGTCTGCTTTCTCCATGGCTTCCAGGAAGGTCTTTCGCTCATCCCGGGACTGCTTCAGCAGCTGGAGAATCACCCACACCACAAACCCCGTGATCGGGAGTTGGATCAAAATGCTGAACCATCCCTCAGGAAGCATTTCCATCAACGCTCCGAAGTTGCTTGTCCTGCGGAGGATGGGCGGGCTGCTTGTCTTGCGACGGAGGTGTAGTGAAAACCAGCTGCCCGTTCGCAACACCTAGCAGCAACATCCGCAGAACTCCCAGTGAGCCGTTGATCGCAATATCCATCGGCACCTTCATGTCCTTGTCGTCCAGGAGTCTGAGGCCAGCAGCTGCCGCCCCCCTCACCTGCTCGATGTTGATGGACGTTTGTTGCTGTTGTTGATCCGTCATAGTCATCCCCTTTAATTGCTAGTTAGATAATTTGTCATCAAGCGACCTTCTCAAGCTTGTACCAGGAGCCTGCCTCAAGCGTCGTGTTCGTCGCGTCGCTGGTCTGCTGCGCCCACTGAAAGTCGATCGCGGTACCAGCGGTATAGCTTGAGTTGGTGACGATGACTGCCATGATCTTCTGCAGCACCCGCACGCCAGCGGAAGCGATGTTGCCGACGCCGGTCTGTGCCGAGTCGACGTATAGCGAAGTGGCAGTACCAGCCGCATCGCCGCCGCTGAACGAGCTGCCGCTGAAGAAGGTGACGTTGCCGATCTGGCCGTTGAAGTCGTAGTTCCACTGGAAGTCGCCGACCGTACCGCCGTTGCCACTCCACGACATCTCTGACGTGAGGATGTACGTCGAACTCGGCATCAGGATCAAGCCGACCAACGCACCTGCGCCGGTGTCGTCTGCAAGCGTAGTCGTGGTGTTACGGTCAGTGTTCGCCGTCTTGACCATCACCTGCACCATCGGCACGGCATGGTAGTTCGTACCACTGTCCGGCGAAAGAGCAAGTGGTTGCCGCAGCGTCGACTGGCGCAAGCGCATCAACGACACAGGTGTAGTCGACCCATCTGGAGATAAAGAGAAGGTTAGGCGACCCGGCATGTCGTTAGAGCCTGGGGTACCGTCGACTTCCGCAATTATCTGCGCAGCTCTGAAAAAGTCGTTGCCATCACTTCCATAGAACAGGATGGAGCCTAGAGGATCGTTAGCCTGAACAATGCTCATGCTGCCGACGGTATTACTCCGTGATTTTCGGAACGCCAGCCCTGGCCCAGTTGCGTCGTTGAAATACTGGTCAGCGGTTAGGAACGTACTCGCTGCACTGCCCTGGACGGTCACGGCTGGGGTGACGCCACCCACAGCTGGGGGGTTGTTGAAAGTTCCCCCGGTGGGGTAGAACACGGATTGCCCGGTGCTGCGAACTCTCACACGTTCCAACGCCGTAGCGGCACCATCTGGTGTGGTGAAGAAACTCAACCGACCCGGCATATCGTTCGCGCCCGGGGTTCCATCACTGGCTCCGACGATAGCTGCTGCCTGAATCATTGCAGTGCCATCAGAGCCTCGGAAATCGAGAGTGCCAAGTGAATCACCGCTTATAACAACCGTCTGACCCCCAAACGTTCCGCTCCGACTCTTCCCGAAGAAGATGAACGCCGACGCCGTGTCGTTCGAGTGACGGACGCTGGCGATCCCTGCTGCTGTCGTTGACTGAGCCAGGATCTGCGGGATGACCGTGCTGAACGTAACGGGAGTTGCAAAGGCAGCAGTTCGACCTGACGAGACGAGAGCACCCGTCGCAGTGATGCGGAACGCTTCGCTGACACCCGACGCGCCATCAGCCGTGGTCGAGAAGACCAACCGTCCTGGCATATCGTTGACACCGGGCGTACCGTCAACAGCACCCAAGATCCGCGCAGCAGGTATGAAGTTCGTTCCGTCAGACCCTTCAAAGATAACTGAGCCTAACGAATCGCCACTTACAACGATCGTATGATCACCAGTGACAACAGCCCGACTCTTGTCCAGATGAATTAAGCCGCCAGAGGTATTGTTCTGGAATTGCTGTACTCGAAAGAGAGGAGCGCCACCCCGGAACGTATGGACGGGAGTTGCCGGTTCGAACGTCAGGTTGCTAGTCGCAGAGTAGATATCTGGAGCTGTGTCCAGATACAACATGTCATTCACGCTACCCGAAGGGAAGGTCCCACCTGCAGGTTTGTACGTTCCATCGTCAGCGAGGAAGTTAGCGCCCCCTCCCGCATCCGTTAGAGCAACAGCATTCACGAGCCCAGACAAGTTTCCCGTGACATTGCCAGTCAGGTTAGCGACAACAGGGTTATTCAGGTTGATGATCGGATTAGCGGGGTCCGCGTTGTTGACAGTGATGTTCGTTCCACTGCTTACGGTATCAACGCCACCCGTGTCTTTGTAGATCCCATCATTAGCCAGGAACAACGTACCGCCACCAGCAGCGGTCAGTGTCACCGAGTTGACGTTGCCAGTGACGTTAGCAACGACCGGGTTGTTCAGGTTGATGATAGGGTTAGCCGGATCAGTGTTGTCGACAGTGACGTTTGTCCCACTGCTTACCGACTGAACGCCACCACTAGGCAGATCAATTGCAGCTATTTTTCGGCTAACGGAGATGCCACTCTCAAGTGTCTCGACTTCGAAAAAAGTGGTAGCTGTAACAATCGGCAGCGTGACTGGAGGCAGTTCGGATATTTTTACGTTCGCCATTTACCAGTCCCTCGTAACGTCAGCGCTTTCGAGCACGCGCAGATTGCCACCTGCAGTCACACGCAAGTTGCCACCTTCCGTGGCACGCACACCGAAGAGTGACGTTGTATTTGGAATCGGACCACCAGCATCCAGCGGCTCGTCGGGTCGATAGAACGGCAGTGTAAGGTCGTCAGGCTGACGCGGTGGCAAGCGATACGGATCGTACTGATCTATATCATCGCGGCACACTTTCAACCCTGGTGAGTTGGGGTCCGAGTACAGGTCCTCCAACGAGAACTTACAGCTGCACCTCGCGCAAATTCCAACCCCGTAGGTTGATCGTCCAGTGGTGTCGAGAAAAATCGACATCGTCAGGATCTCCTGTTAGCGGGTGTACGGGCCGATGTTGGGGCGCAGGTACGTGGGGGACGAGTCCGTCTCACCTGTCCACGCATCGGCCAGATACTTTGCCGCGTCGGCATCCAACTGCGGTAGCAACTCGACTTTCACTTCCTTGATCTCACGTCCGAGTTCAGCGGCCAAGTTGCACACAATGGCGAGGTACCAGCGATCAGGTACCTCCAGCTCATCGGCCATCGCCCCAACGTCTTGTAGCTTCCGCTGCACGAACCCGGTGATCTGGGAGAACGTGAACGCCGCTGCAGGCGCTTGCCACATCTCCAACTCTTGGGTCGTGCGCTGCCGGTCGTACCAGAACTGCGTTGGTCGCCCCAACGAGAACTTGTTGGGGAGATTTGCATAGTCGTCCCGGTTCATCTTGTAGAGCGTGATTTCCTGCGGTGTGTTCTGGTACACCAACTCCGCAACGTTCAGGATCGTCGCGCCAGTGGCACGCAACCGGTAGAATGAGTACGCAGTGACACCCTGCACGTCGTACCAGACCCACTCACCGATCACGACAACCTGTGCAGTCTCAGTGATCAAGGGCACGTAGGTGATGCCATCGACGGATGCCTCGATCACGAAAGCCCAGGTGCCACTCGCGTTAGGCAAGATGCCGAACGTCGTCACCTGCGTGCCGCTCTCCAGCTCCATCGTGATCGTGCCCAGAACCAACGTCTGGATGCACGCAGTCAGCAGATCGCCGTCGAAGGCATTGTCAGCTACACCTTCCGAAGCGCTGGCAGTGCCTGTGACCCTGTGCTGCGTGCGCAGGTTGATCGTGTAGGTGTTCTCCGTGCCGACAGGCAGCGGCACCGTCTGCTCAGCTTCGTAGAGCGGCAGGATGATCGGGTCAACGTTCCACAGCTTAATGCCCTTGTTAGTCAGGGTCATGCAGAACAGCCAGAGCGTCTCCAGAGCGATCTGAAGATGCTCCCCCGTGATCTCCTGCTCGACCATCTTGCAGCGCCGGAAGGCGTGATCAATGATCTGCTGGTTCCTGAAAACCGTTGCGCCGACAGTCCCACTAGTAGCCAAGAGTTTCTCCTACCACTAGCACTTCGTCGAATTGGCTTTCGCTGCGCGTTGGCCTCGATAGGGAAGTGTCTTCCCGCCCTTCTTCATCGCAACCGGACCACCGTACGCTTTCTTCGCGACGTCCATGCTCTTGTACATCTCTTCCATCGCCGCATCGATCGTCGTCTTCGTGCGTGCGTGGTGCCCCTTCAAAGCCGTACGAGCACGAGCAGCAGTGCCGGTACCCAGGCTAGACTCCTTCGGTTCTTTCGCCTTCGGCTGGGAACGTGGTGCACCGGCTCGCGTCTGCTTCTCAGCCCACGCCCGCTTCTCAGCGTCCGTCATCCGACTCCAACCCTCAGGGATGCTCCCACCCTCAGCCTTCCTCACCACGGGTTTCTTGGCCAGTGCTTTCACTTCTTGACCGATTTTTTTCACCAAGGCGCGTTCCTTAGTGACTTTCCCGCCATCGGCGAACCCCGGCTTCATCCGCTTCGAACCACCTGCCTCGATTTCCTGCTGAGTACGTCCCTTGTGGGCGGGCATCACACCGCTGTCCATGGGGTCCATGGGCTTCGCAACGTAGCCCCCTTTCGCAAAGCCGAGCTTCTTGCCCTGCGTGTAGAGCTTGTCGTGCATCGACCCCTCAGCGTGAACGTTAGGCGGCATCGACTGATGGGCCTTCGACGCCGGATACTCTGCAGAGGGGTTCGGGCCACCGACGTGCTTACCCTCCGGTGCCGGTCGTCGCACAACACCCCCACGCATGTAACCCTTCACCGGCTGCTTACCTGCCGACCCAGTGAACCCAGCACCCGCTGGGAACTCGAAATCTTTCACGTACTTGATTGCCATCGTCTTAACTCCCGAAAGTTTCTAAACGCCAACCTGAGCTGATTGGTAAATCAACAATTGAATATGTGTCGGGACAATCATGTCGAACATCGAGATCTCTGACACGTTACCTTCCCCGATGTTCGCGACTGCACCCCCTCCCTCACGGTTTCTCGCATTCATGGCTACGTTGATAGAGTCGACGCTCATCGAAGCAAGCCATCGGTTCACACTCCCGGTCGCACCTGAGGTAATCGTCGCAAACTCTACTCCATTGGTGTACATCTTCAATTTCGTCGATCCAGCCACATCGGCACCCCCCGTGACACCAACGTAGTTCCACGCGGTCGTGCTCAACGGATCGTTGCTATCTGTATTTAGAGTCAGTCCATCTGCGACACCTACTCGGCAGAATTGCGATAGCTCTTGAGTGGACCAGATGGAGAAGAATTGCCAAATGTCAACCGCTGGGTCATCGCAACAGTAGAACGGTGATATGTTCGAATCAGGTGTCGCATCGTTATTTTGCGTGAACATCAACAGTGAGCCTTTGTTCGATTGGCATACTGCCGTTCGAAGAAGTGTGCCCAGCTTGATCCAGTCAGTATTCCCATCGCGAAATTCTACATAGCCAGACGACTGACCTGCGCCTAACGGTCCCCCAGTGGCGTGAGCTACAGGAGCACCACCACCAGTTGCGGTGTAGCTAAGCGCAGTGTAGATCCCATTCAACTCACCCGTATCAGCAATGCTACTGATCGCAGCTTCATTCAAACGCCAACGATGAGCAGGGTGCAGCTTCGTCATCCATTGAGCGAAGGTCAGGTCTGTCTCATCAACAGAGTTGGGGTGGCTCGACCACGACGATTGGATGCCTGAAATCTCACCAGCCGTTAAGACGACGCCTTTGTAGAAAACCGAATATACCCACGCAGTCTTCAACCGGTTATTGTTTGCTTCAGCCGACGCTTGCCGATACGCAATGCTCAAGTTGCACAAGGCCCCAACGTTGACTGCGGAGAGCCAATCCCCCTCCAAAGCCGCCCCTGAGTTCACTACGAAAGTGGAGGCGACTGAAGCGCCATCCACGTACCACACCTTGTTGGTGCCGTCGCAGGTCAGAAGACAGAAGTGCCATGTATTGTCGAGTGGGACCGCCGAGGCATTGGTCTCAAACGTACCTTGATCAGCACCTACAACACCCTTCCGCACGAAGCAGGAGAGTTTACCTGTGGCGTCAAGTCTGACATCCAAGGTGCGCAGGTGTGCGGAGTCCGTGGCGTAGTTGTAGACGTTTCCACCAGTGAAACTCGCATCGAGCTTGATCCAAAACCCCAACGAGCCAACCGTGTCGCCCACCAACCCACCCGGTGAAGCCGCCGTCAGAATGGCTATTCCACCGTAGCCATCACAGAAGAGTGTGCTGTCCTCACCGGCTTCACTCGTTGGCCCCGGCATAAGGTCACCATAGCGATTCAACGCACCGGGGGTGGTGCCATCCATGTTGAACGAGCCGTAGTCTGGGGTAGAACCCGCTGTATCAATGACGTAAGCGTCGTTGAGCTTCCACCAGTTTTCCAACGCGAGTGCTGTAAGCACTCCCACCAGTTCAGGTACAACTACACCCCCACCACCCGTGACTCCACTCCCCTCGATGCCATTCTCACCGGCAGGGTAGTTGATCACTGGTCGAGTCGAGTCAACGTTGATAACCCGATCGAGGGTGACTCCGGACACTACTGCGCTCCAGCCTGTTGGATGATCAACACAGCGGTGCCGGTGTCTGCATTCACGAGACGAACAGCTCGCACAGGACTGATGAGCGAGCCGATCGCCGCAGCAACCTGCGCCGTCAGATCCACATGGTTTGTCCACAGGGGCGTTACTGTGGAATCGAAAATGTCATCGAAGGTATACGATACCGTCGCCAGGATCGCTCCCGCTCCGATCTGCAAACTCAACGAGACGTTGAAGGGGGTCTGGTACTGGTCCAGAGGAACAGATGCCGACGTGTTGCTGCCGGTGACGGAAAGTCTGATTGGTCTCATTTCAAATTCCTCAGGTTTAGCTAGTAAGTATCCGTTTCCGCCCAGTCCACATCCACGCCGATCTGCCAAGTACCCGTGGCTGGTACCGCCACCGATCGAATCGAGAAGCCTTCGTTTTGTGCGAGCACCAGCGGATGATCGCCATGGCCGACCTCGCACTCAAACATAATCGTACCGGGCGCGATGATCGTACCGTTCAAGCTCCCTGTGATCGGGCCCCCGGCAAGGATCGAACCCATGGCGTTCGCCTCCAACGTCTTGGTGCCAGCACCGAGTGCTGCCGTGGTCGCGATCCGCATATCACCGGCCGCGAGGAGCGACGAGCCCATGCTGGTGCGCTTCTTCACCGTCGCGGCGAGCGTGATCGCCGTGCCGCCCGTGCCAGCCACCGTCCAACCCGTCGCCTTGACCAGGGTGAGCTGTAGTGGCACGCCAGCTGCGAAGAACGTCGTCGACACACTGGCCGATATTCGAACCCTGCGCACGATCGCAAAGCGCGACACATCGACCCAGCGAAACTGGAAGATCTCCGAGTTCGCAGCCAGCGCTGCCGGGAGGATCCCAGAGAAACCGCCGAAGCTGTACGCTCCGAAGGCTCCCGAATCCACCGGCATGACGTGGACCTTCTGGCCGCGAAACAGCGTGCCCCACACGTCAGCTACGGTCCCCGAAAATCCCTGAATAGTAAGAGCCATCTCAAATCTCCGTCATTGCGTGTAGAGCCAACCAATAGTCCATTCGCCCCATACCTCAGGGTCCCTCAGAGCCAGAATGACCTGACCCGGTCGCCGCTGTCCCGGCCCCAGCCGAGCGGCCACGGTGCCCCGGTGATACGTGTTTCGCAGCGCCGCCTCGAAACGCTGATTCCCAGTGACAACGCGCAGCGTGAAGCCCACACCCGCGACGATGTCGATGGCATAGACAAACAGCGGTTCGACCAAGTGTTCATCGGCTGAATGGTCAGCCGTTGCAACGGGCGCGATCCAGCACATGACTTGGCTACCGGCCTGTATGTTGGTCAGACCGGTGACATCGAGTTCCGCATCAGTCGTACCGGGGAAGTCTCCAAAGTCGACAATCGACGTGCCCGAGCCGAGTACCGTGCCACCACCCGGAGCACCGGGTGCACCAGTAGCACCAACGCCTTTGACGACGCCGGTCGCGTCCAGAACACGAAACCCAGTACCCTCGACGTACTCAACCTTCTCGTTGGTCGCAAGCGTTCCACTCCACAACCAGCGCTCCGTCCCACTGGAGTCGGTCTTGATGGTCAGCGTCACGGACGCAGTGTCTCTGTTGAACACCGAAAGATAGTCAATCACACGCTGAGTCGATGCGGCCGGCGCGACAATCAGATCTACGTCCGTGGTGCTGTTGAGCTGACCATCGCTCTGACCGGGCGTGTAGTCCGTGGTCGTAATGTCGCGCCACGCCGCATAGAAGTCCGGCTGTGTCGTGGCAATGGCACCACCGAGAACGCCCTGCAGTGTCTGGGTGACGTCATCCAATACTAGCATTCGTTACGCTCCCAACGTCCGCGCCAAAACCTGGGGGTGTGTGAGCCCGGAACCACTGCCACCAGTAGCATTCAGTGTGGTGCCACTCATCGAGAGGTTGGTGCCGAGGATGATCTCTTGTGGATCCCCTGCCCCGCCGCCCGCCCCTCTACCAAGTAGTCGGGAAGCGGCAGACACGTCCTGCATCTTCGCGTAGGTCACCACGTTGGTGTCGATGGTCCAGACTAGACCACCGCCAGAAACAGTAACGTCGCCGTAGTCCCCGTCAGCTACACCGCCACCACCACCAGGATCCCAGTCAGTGTCGTAGTTCTCTGGGGATTGCTTGGTGAGAACGGTGCCCGTAGCGCCATCTGGGGGGATAGGGACCGCAACGATCCCCGCGTAGCCCATTCCACTTGGAACAGCCATCACGGCACCGCGAGGATGGACCGCATCGCGATCCGAACTTTCTCCAGCTGACCTATGCGTCGGTCAAGCTCGTCCTGTCTCAATTTCGTAGCAACCGTAGCTGCGTCCAGGGCTTCCATTCGAGTCTCGACCGCAGCCAGCTTTTCCTCCAAGTCTGCTTTGTCATGCTGCACAGCCGCCAGGGTGGCTTGTGCTTTCTCTCGCAGCTCGTCTGCGTTCTGCTCTTTGGCAGTGGCGGCATCCAGCTTCTGGTTAGCAACCTGGATACCGTGATCGACAATCCCCTTAGCTTTCTTGTTAGCTTGAGCCACGATGTCTTCAGCTTTCTTCCGAGCGACCACTACGGCGTCAATAGCTAACGATTTGGCCTCCTCTACCTGCTTTCGCATGGTCAGGATTTCGCCAGCAGGACCCAGCAGGTCAATCACCTTCTGAGCCGAGGCCTTGGCTTTTTCGAATTGCTCCAACTGGCGCTTCAACCCTTCAGGGTCACTGACCAACATCCGAACGAGTTTCATCGGATCGTTGTCGGTTACTCCAGCTACCATGCTCATGCTGTTTCTTCCTAGCCCGTCGAAGGCGAACCAGCCTGAATGAGCATCAACGCGACGTTGCCCGCTGCGAGCGTGGTCACGTTTAGGCGCACACCCCGAGGAGGGGCGGCGTAGTTCGAGTCTCGATTGACCGTTTGGTTAATCAACGTCGGGTGGTCGAACCAGTTTGCGGTGAGTGGATCGAACGTCACAGCGAACACATCGTCGAAGGTGTGCTGCACCGTATAGACCGCAGGACCCGTAGTGACAATGATCCCCAGCCCAATGTTCGTGGTGGAGCTGTACTGGTCAATAGGGATGACCGGGCTAACCCCAACTGCTGAAACCACAACACGTACTGGACGCATTCTTACCTTTAAGCAGTCGGGGAGCCGAAGCCCCCCAACCGAACCGTTACCGATCTTTGGAAGCGAAGATCTGATCCAGTGACAGGGTACGAATCACCGCTGAGCCGTTCTGAACCCCAGCCACGACTCCCATCGCCACCGACGGCAGAGCTGCCGGGGTAATGGTTGCCACGATCGGCGCAGCACCGAGCGCTGTGTTCGCCTGGAAGGCAACGGCCAGAACGTTCGATCCGCCATCATACGCAAAGGCGACTTCGAACTGCTGAGCCGCCACGATCGTACCGATCGCACCTGAGGTCGTTTCCACACTCGCTGCACGACTCACAAACGTCATGGAGGTGGATTCATCGTCCTTGCGGAAGAAGATCCCATTCACTGGCGTCAGAAAGTTGTTGGCAGCTACAGCGATCTGCAACCCCAACACGAACTCAGCTTGAGTGGCATCGTCAACCGCCGCACGAGCACGGAAGAAGACCCGCTTGCCAGCGACCATCGTGTAACCGATTGATCCCTGGATCCACGAGTTGTCGTTGTCCGCAGCTGAGTTGGCGATGGCCAGAATGCCACCGTCACCAGCTACCAAGGCACGAGTCGGAACGCCGACGCCGCCGACAGTCCACATGGTCGCTAAGAACAGATCGAAGTCTTCGAGAAACGAGTGGACCACCGAGGCGTCCGGAAGACGGATATTCGCAAACACGTTGTTATCCGGCAGGTTGTTGAGCCCGATCGGAAGACGCGTGATGTTGTTTGCAGTGGGCATCGAAAAATCTCCTGTGTGCGAGACTGGGGACTCTCGTTAGAAAGCCCCCATTCTCAGTGGGTCGTGACCGTTACAGCCCCGGGGTGCCGTAGAGTGCGCGTGGGTCCGTCCACGACGGGATGTACCGTTCCGTGGACTTGTAGCGCATCGAGTCGGTCTCGAAATCGCCTTCCATCGACTTCTCCAACCCACGCCGCATCATCAGCTGCATACCGCGCGGAGCGTCGGTCTGCACCCACCATGCGGTGGTGCTGGTGATACGCGACAGGTTTGCTTGCCCTTGGCTCAGCAGGCCCATCGAGAGGATCGGGTTGATGTCGTTGTTGGCGGTACCCGCACGCAAGACGCTCTTCAGCAACACTTCTGCTTGGAACACTTGGCTCGGCCCAGCGACGATCTTGAGGGGCGTCAAACGAATCCGTTTGCCGTTGTTGTCGACGGCGTTGCGGATCTGAATGAGCATCTGCTCCAGTGACGTCTGCGACAAGGCTGCCGCTGTCGTCAACAGGTTGGAGAAGACGCCGCCCGTCGTGCCGCCCGGAGCGATCGGGTGGGTCGTGACGTTCAGAGCAACGCCATCACCACCGAGGAACGCACCGTTGAAAGCACGATTCAGGATGTTCGCGCACAGCGTTTCCTTCGTCTCGATCATCGACTGAGCCAAGTGCTCGGAGTAGATGGTACCGATTCGAATGTGATCACCGTCTTCGACCAGGACCTTCGTCAGCGCGAATGCGAGACCGAAGACCTTGTAGACGTAGCGCTGAATGAACAGCACGCCGCCTGCGTCGTAGGTGACCGCAGTGCCGTCAGGCATTTCAGGTGCTGCGTTGAAACCGAACAGTACAGGCTCTTCGTGATACGACCGGGGGGTACCCTTTCGATCAGTGAAGACGCCTTTCCATTCGTCAGCCCGCTGCTTGTAGATCCCATCGAACGTCTCGTTCAGGATGGGCTCGACGATCGAGCGGAAGTCAGTAGACCTCATCGGAACAGCCATTTAAGGACTCCTTGTAATCGGTTGTGAACGATCAGATCGACGCAACGTCTGCGACGTACTGATGTTCGGAAATTTGAACCTGAACAACGGGGAACAAGTCCCCCCAGACATTGTCAGGGCCCGGATTCAACCCGATCACACGGAGACCCGCGTTGGCAGCCGCCGAAGCGACGTTCAGCGAGACGCTGGACAGGCCTGTCGTGGCGTTACCCGCGAGCGCGCTCCAGTCGAACTGTTGGCCTACTGCAGAAATGGCCAAGGTCGCATTGGCCTGGATCTCGTACACGAGCTGCTGATCCTCGGTGTAGTACACGACGATGTCCGTTGCCACCGTGTTGGCTGGCCAGCGGTTGTTGACGACACGACGACCGCTCGTATCTGTGTACTCGACGCCCAGGAAGACACCGACCGCATCACCCGCCGCAGGAGCCGCTTCGATGAAGCCCGTAGCGACGATGATTACCGGAGAGTACAGGAAGATGTTGACAGCATAGCCCGATGCAATCTGGCTCTGCCGTTGGCGAATGATGCCAGACGGGTGCCATGCGGGCTTCAAACCAAAAGGAGAAGCAACTGAACTCATTTGTTAGGACTCCGAATCGATTTAATAGTCCGGTGATTCCCCCGTCTGCTCTGCAAACGGTGGAGGTTCCGGTGCCGTGCCCAATGCAGCTGTACCACCTTCGAGTTCGAGTTCCACAGCGCCCCTCGACGCTTGTTTCATTTCGGCTTCCATCGCACGAATCGCACTACTGAGTTTCTCTTCTTCCTGCAGGGGGGCTTCGTGGTGATTGATGCGCATGTACTGTTCGTACAGTGGCAAAGGCAGCTTGAACGCCACCATCTCATTCACACCGATGCAGCCCTGCCAGTCACCGGTCTTGATCGATGAGTGATCCCAACCAGGGATGTCCGATACCTTGATCGGCTCATAGCCCAGTCGCACTCTCGAATGGATCGGATCTCGCGGATTCTGCGTGGTCAGCCAGCAGACGTGGTAACCCTCGATTCTCGGAATATCAGGCAATGCTGATTGGAAAAATTGTTGGCGAAACTCTGCCACCCTTTCATCGTCTGACAGTTCACGGTTCTGCGTCACCTTGCGGTCCTTCATGTGACGACTCGCGCGAACACTCGATTGATCGGAATTCAGTCTCGTGTCGGTCTTACGTTTTGCAACCATGATTTATGCTCCCGTTCCTTGTTTCTGATCTCGGTCCCAATTGGAGTACGACTTCAGATACTTGTTACGGAGCACTGGATCGTCCCATACACCAGCTTCTTCCATTGCCTGCTTGCGCTCTGGACTGATGTACACCTCGTTCTTCTTCAGTGGCCGTTCCCGCCCACCGGTTCGGAACTGTGGCCCTTTGTTCTGACGCCCCTTAGGCTTTCCGTTACCTTCTTCTTTCCGGTTGCCTCGGTTGTCGTCATCATCATTCTCCTCGACGTCTACGCGCCCCTTTTTGAAACGGTGCGGCACAGCGTCTTCTGTTCTGGTGCGCAACTCGGTCCAGTAGTCGGCACTGGCAGGGTCGTAACCCTCTTGCATCAGCGTCCGATCGATCTGGAGAACGCGCTGCGAGTCGCGGTCACCACCCTGCGGGTCCCACCAGCCGTTGTCGGCCATGAACTTGTTCGCATGGGCAATGTGACGCGGGTCGAGGGGTGTCTGCGTAGCAGGGGCTCCACGAGCGCCTTGCTGCGACAGGTAGTTCTTCGTCTGCTGCAGGTCGCGCAAGTTGTCGCGGATCGTATCGCGGTGGTCCAGCGCTTCAGCCAGATTCTTGCCGTCGCTGGCTTCAGCTGCCTGCGCGATGACTTGGTTAGCCAGGGTGAGGTCAGCGCGTGCTTTGTTGATCGCTTGCTCGACGTTGGCAACCTCGTTGCCGGTGACGCGAGCATCAAGATCGGTTTCGAGTGAACTGAAGCGCCTCTCCAGCTGTTCATTGCGCTTCTGCAGGAACTTCAGTTCCCGTTCAGTGCGCTGTCTGGCTTCGCGCTGACGCTGGCGACGAGTCTTGTTCTCGTCCCGACGACGGCTCTTCTTGTCGTCATCCTCGTCATCGTCTTCGCGGCCACCACCTAGACGAGCTTCTTGCCCCTCTTCTTCCTCGTCAGAATCAGGATCGTCGTCCTCAGCGTCTTCTTCAGCGTCGTCAGGCTCACGGGCCTTCCCCGACGTGGGTTGTTCTTCAACGGCGACGTACTCTTCGCCTTCGTCTTTCTCTTCGTCGACAGCCTTTTCGACGGCCATGGTAGATAACCTCCTTTTTCAGGTATCTGTAGCTCTCATTACAGGAACGCCACGACTTCGAGCGGGTTGCATGTGATCTCTCCGATCAAGTCGAGGTCATTGAAGATGCAGAAGCATGCTTGGTCAACACCGATGCGACGGGACTCAGCACCGGGAAGGTCTACGAGCCAGCGATCACCACCGTACTTCGGAACGCGCACGTAAGCACCTTCCCGGCACCACGCCCCCTCAGGCCATGGTTCGAGGGTATCGCGATTCTTGAATGCAGCCGGTCCAAGAGAAATGACTTTGGCGACCTGAGTGTTCCAGAACTCGGTCTCCTGGGTATCTTGTGGAACGTAGATCCCACCTCTCGTGACTGTGCGCGGTGATCGTTTCTGCACGAGCACGAGCGACCCGAAGGGTCTGAGACCGGGTTCCACCGTTGGGAACGCCTGATCGATATCGTCGTAGTGCAGTTCGGAGCGACCACCGATTCTTGCGAGTTGCTCAGCCACTTAAGCCCTGTCCCCCTCTTCCCCGATCACTTCCAAAAACAGTTGCTCGGCGCGATGCAGTCCTTGATAGATGCCGCTCGCATGACCGTACCCAAAAGCAGTCTTGTCTTTGGGTGTCGCCAGCAACGCGATGCATCCGGCCTGCTCCCCCTTCAGAACCTGAAGAAACTTTTTCACGATAGGTTCGTCGGCGGGCATGATAGACCCGAAACTACGCAGGTGTCATGTTGCTGGCGGGGGAGTTCCCCACCGGACCACCTGTGTTGCCGCTCGACGAGTACGATTTCTGATCCACGGCTTGTCTCTCTTTGCTGAAGCCGCCGCCCTTGTCGCTCTTGTTCGGTTTCACCAGCGACGCTCCTGTGGCAAGCGACTTGTGTTGGCGAATCGGACCTGCCGGGTACTTCATTTTGCTCATCATCATCTCCTTCGAATTATGGAGTCCTTTCGGAACAACCTACGGTATACGTCGGATCAGCTTCTTGAGGCCAGTGTTTTTCAACTCCTCATGCTATGGACTGGGGTTGGTTTTCCCTGTTCCAGTCGTGACCCTCGTAGCCCGTTTGGTAGCTGCCTCAACGCCAGCGATCCTTAACGCTGTGAGGTTATCTTGCGTGTTCATCAGCTCGCTGGATTCGGTTTCGATGACAGTGCGCTCGTTGTCCGCACTTGCTTTCTCTCGCAGCTCCTCAAGCCGAGCAACGTACTCAGTCGCTAGTCGAGAGTCTTCACGTGCCAACTCTAAAGCCTTCGTCTTCTCTGCCGCGTCAAGCTCCATAAACTTCATTTCACGTTGGTGGTCACGAGCTTCGCGTTTCTCGACCAACGTCAACTGCGCCTTCTCACGCTCGCGCGCATCGCGCATCTGATCCGACTGCGACTCCTGCTCGATCGCCGCCATGGCGTTTGGATCCGATGGCGGCGCAGGTGGTGGTGGCTTCATCGACTGCAGCCGCTGCTGAGCTTGCTGCACCACTGGCATGATGCCGGACAACACGTTACCAACTGCGGGCACAACCTGCTGCGACTGCACTGCCAAATTCTTGTCGATCGCTTTGCGTACCGTTGGATCTTGCAGCTTCATCATCTGCGCAAGCTCATCGTCCTCCATGCCAGTTGATGCCTGCAGCAACTCCACGTTGTACTGCACGTAGTAGAGTGTCATGTGCTCAACGATGTGTTGCAGCACCAGTGGCAGAAACGTTGGCGCGATCAACGGGAACTTACCGAACACAGGTGACTGCATGTAGTCGAGGTGCACCTGCAAATGTGCTAGGTGATCTTGATCCGGGAAGGCTGCAACTGGTCTGCCTAACGACATCGCTGCGTTTTCATTGACAGCGTTCTGCTCCTTAGGAGTGTCGTCAGGGAGCAACAGCTCATCAGGGTTCGGAATCTTCGTGCGTTCAAGGATGCGTCGCTCAACCTCTTTCTGGTTGTACACCTCAGGCATCGCTGCAGCGCGGTCAGCAATGACCTGCAACTGAGCCATGCGCTGGACGTCGGAGAAGATATTCGGATCAGCGACAGGGATGACGTCGAACGGCGGATCGAAATCCGCGCGTTTTGCCAGGACTTCACCGACGTCGTCCTTCACGTCTTCGTCGTCCAGGTACATGCGGTTGATCCGATTAAGGATGTTCAGCACGTAATTCATTGCCTGGAATAAGCGCAGGTGGATCGCGCTGAAGACCGTCATGCCCTCTTCAATCAAAGCGAGCGTCGTGCCCACGGGCATCTGTGTGCTCTGATCAGCAAGCTTCTCGAACGTCGTCTGCACCATGCCCTTGCCGAGCTGAGAGACAACGCCGAGCAGTTCAACCAGCGTCTGTGATGGTGGGTTGTACGGCACTGCCATGATCAGCTTGCGGATGTCATCCCCAGCGATGCCACCCTCGATCTCGGTGACCTCTGCAACGTTCAGCTCTTTCGATTGCCCGCTGAAATTCGCGCCTTTGAGCTTCAGTAGCGTGGGCAGATTGTTCATGTGCGCGGAGTCGAGCAACGCACGCAATGCGCCCGTCGCTGCGCCAGACAACGACCCAATCATTTGTCCAAGGCCGATCGTGTAAGCTCCACGCCACGGGATGAACGGGAACTCGACGGACCAGTACAGCGGTTGCTTGGTCTCGTCTTCCTCTTCCCAGTTGCGATTGACTGCGACGACCTTGCGATGCGCACCGTCGATCGTGATGCGATACGGCGCGTACTCGTGTTTGTCTTCCAGCTCGCACCAGCACATCACCTCGTATTCGTTACGCAGTCCGTCTTCGTTGTACGGCTGGATCTGGGTCTTGCCTTCGACGGCATCCGTGGCTTTCTCAGCTCGCGTCTGATCGATCGGCTGCGATGTAGGCACTGCCGCCCCAACGTCGCTGTACATGCCGCCTTTCACGCGCATCTTGAACTCGTGCTCCGTGATGTGTTCCACGAAGGTCACGCGTTCTGCGGTGTAGAAGTTGGAGGCTGCGTAGGGGAGGTAAACGTCGTCGCTGGGCCAGTACGTGGGCACTGGGCGTTTCTTCTGACTGTCATACACGAGTCGCATGTACTGCGAGCCACCGAGGGGTAGCTGCGTCAGCAGTTGCTCCAGCTCGCTGCGAAAGTCGGGCATCTGTTTCAAGAACTGCCAGTTCATGTAGTTCTTGACGCGCTCGCCTTTTTGGAACCGATAGGTCTCCGGATTTTTACCCGGCACGAACACCTTAACGGGGCCGTTAGGAGGCATCAGCTCTTTGATTGCACGTGAGGCAAAATCGATCGTGGCTTCGGTGAGCATCGGGTGCACTGCCTTGCTGGCACCTTCGAAGTCAGCACCCCCAGGCGTCTCCTTGCCCAGGCCCGTGCGTTTGATCGCCTCTTCGTAATCCTTATCGCGCTTCTCACGCGATTTGCGGTCTCGATCGATGTCCTGTTCGAGACGTGTGTACAGCTCGTTCAGGGTGGGTTCATCGAAGTCATCGCGGATGTTCTCGTACCACTCGCGATTGATCGGCCTGTCGTCGTCCTCGCCGATCTTGATGATTGCCCCACCATCGTCGGTGTCGACGACGTCAGCCGTAGGGGCAACGAACTCCTCGACCGTTCCCTCTTCTTCGACGACCGACTCTGCCATCAGTGTGTGCTCCCGAAGCGCGAGATCATCCCATCAGCTACGAAGCTGACGATCTGTGTGAATGCACACACGGGACAACCTTTGTGCTCGTCGATGATTCGATCAGGCCCGAAGAGTTCGAGCGCCCCCATGGTGATTGAGTTGCACGCTTCCCAGCACGGGTCACTCTCCCCCCGGAGAAACTTCTGGTTGAGCCCCGCAGCGTCGGGCGCGATCTTGTCACCTAAACCGCGATCCTTCAACGCGAACATCAATTCAGCCCAGTGGCCCGGGCACCACTTGAGCATCCGAGGTCCGACTGCAGGGTTCCCAGAGGTGATGTCAACTTCGAGCTTGTTCAACGAGGGGTCCCTCAATTGTCGTACGGGTTGCGGTTCTTTTTCACGCGTCGTTCCGCGATCTCTCGCGCACGTGCACGTTCACGTTCTTCGACATTGTCGACGAGGGTAAGTGGGCCAAAGAAGCGATCCATGATCAGCCGCAGTCCTTGAGTAGCGCTGTCGAGGAGATCGTCGCGTTCGATCGAGCCGGGGCCCACGTACGAGCAAACTTGAGTGATGAGTGGATCGGCCCAGGATTTGAAGTTGCCTGGGTTGATGTTCGATTCAACAGCCCACACTCGACCGGCAGGGAACATAGGCGACACGTAGTGTAGTCGCGTTAGCTTGTCGTCATTACCCGGATTGTAGCCGTGCGTCAAGATGTTCTCGTCCGCGAGCTGTTGCCGCAGCGAGATCCCCGACGCTTTCTCTTCGATCAGGATGATGTCTGGTTTGCGACCTTGGTGCTTCGCACGCTGATCCTTCGGGATGATCTTCGGCTTCAGAACCGGCTCGTCGGCATCACCGTAGGTGTATTCCTTCTCCTTCTTGATCCGTGTAATCAGATCAGGGAAGCCGAGCCAATCTTCCCAGGCGTCGAGCAGCATCACGTGCGGCAATGGTGGCTTGTTCTGCCGTGGCTGCATGAACACGCCCCACACGCTCACTGCTGACGGATCGTTTTCCTGCTTGCGCTTGTCGTAGTTCTTTGCAGTGAACGCAGGGTCAAGCGACAGCACGATGTAGCTGAACTTCGGCAGTGGTTTGTCGTGCGGCCAGACGCGCCATTGGCTGCGCTGCACGAACCCCTCTTCTTCCGGATCGAGCACCTCGCCGTGAATCTCTTGGCGACCAACGCGTGTGCCTTCGTACTTCGCGATCGACTCGAAGAAGTACTGGGTCAGGTTCTCGCGGTTTTCATACGTCGCCCCAACGACGTCGACGGTCCGCTTGTCGAGCTGCAGCTTGCGAATGAACGGTGTCGGCTTCGGTGTACCCGTGACGCAGATGCGTGGGCGATGACCGAGCCGCAAACCGAAAGCGATGTTGTCCCAGGCCTCCTGCGGGTACTTCCAGCTAGCGATCTCGTCGCACCACACACAGTTGTGAACTAATACTCCGTTGACAAAAAACTCGTGGTCCCCTTCAACCGTCAGATCATAGACGTCCTCAAAGATCCCGGATGGCTCTACGTTCTCGACGAACGTAATCTTTTCGATAGGGCCGGTGCGCCGTTCTACTGCGGTATTTTCGCCCGCAGCGTACAGCCTTTGATTTCTTCTTAGCTGACACAGTGGTATGTCGCCTTCGGGGGTACGAATAACGTGCTCCATCGTGCCACGCAACACCGACGTTGAGGACCGCAACGTCCAAGTTGGAGCCCCCCGCCGTGTGCACCGGGCATCGAGAACTCTCCGGGCTCCGCCACGGGTTAAGACGAAATCCCCAACCTTAACTTGATCTATCGGCTTGTCCGCCCCATCCGCCATGCGCACTAGCATCCCCCCAGCAATGCAGGCGTGCTGCGGACCGCGAAGCCGCTCGGGCGTGTCGCCTGCAAAGCCTCGGAGGATGGATCCGTTCCACAACGTGATCGACGGCAGTGCTTGGTTGCGATCGACCACGAGCTTCGGTGGGATCACCGACAACAGACCAGTCGGTCCCTCGAAGCAGTTGTGTACAAGAATTCCGTTAGCAAAATATTCTGGGCAGCCCTCAACTTCTAGGTTGTAGACGGGTATGGCGTCTCTGTTTACGCCGCTGATTCGTTCGATAACAACCGTCCGAGCAGTATTTGGCTGTTGGGTTGGCCGCATAGAAGATGTGCTGACAGATCGTACACCGACATTCGTTCGTGCTCCCCCCCACAGGTGTGGTGGGCTTTGTTTTAACCGACTTACACTTGGGACAGAATTTAGCGCCGTAGGTCCTCTGAGCAGTGAACGTAGACCCGCAGGTAGCACAGACGGTTTTAGTAGGTCGCAGTACTTTCTCGTGAATCCGCGCCATGCTTTGTTTGCTGTGTCGACGCCCGGCAAGGGAGTGAATCCACTCGATGAACTTTTCTGGTTTTCTAATTTGATGGAGGTGTTGCTGCCCTGCGGGAGACCGTAGCCATTTCCTGCGACTGTCATGCAGTTCTGAGTGCTCTGCTTGAGTAAGAAGTCCCAGATGTTCGATCTGGTTGTGACGCCAACTTTTCGTGTGATGTACGTCGTGGCTTTCTGGAATAGGGCCGTTGTGGTACTCCCAAACATCGCGATGAAGCAACGTACGAGGCTTTGCCGTTGCGTAGAAATAGTGCTGGAACTGTCGATACTTTGATTCCGGGTATCGACAGTACTTTCGGCCGTTGAACACGATAAGTTCGACCGGTGCAAGATTTCGCCCAACCGAAGTTTGGATGCGGGAAGGAACTGCTTTCTTGTTTCGCTCCATACAGGGTGCTCTGGCGTCAACTTCAACGACCCCCCGGTGTAATGGATCTCCATCACACGTCGAACACCCGTCTGTCCCGCCTTCACGACACGCTTGGGGCCTTGACGGGTAATCACGAGATCACCGGGGGCTACTTGATCAATCCTAAGCCACCCATTACACTGCGTCAAAACTAATGAGGACGGATCTAAACAAGTGTATCGAACGTCATCGTGCGTCGGGCTGACGACACCGTAGAAGCTCGGGTAGATGCAGGCCTCACCTGCTAGCCAGTTCGCTCC